GGGAATTTTAAAGGGGGGTGCGCTTTTTGAAGCTGTATGACGTGAAAGCGGTTGCGCGGTTCCTCGATATTTCCGAAAGGCGCGTCCGGCAGCTTCGCGAGGCGAAAATCGTCGAATATTTTGAAGGGTGCCCCGGGCTTTTCGACCTCACGGCGACCAACCACAGATATATAAACTATTTGCGGAAACGGAACCCCGAAAGCGAGGAAAACATCGACTACAACACGGAGCGTTCAAAACTTGTCCGGGCAAAACGACTCAACGAGGAATTCGACTTGAAAACAAAAGAGGGGGAGCTGCACTCTTCGGCGGATATCGAAACCGTCATTGCGGGGATGCTGATAAATTTCAAAACGCGCCTGATGGCGATCCCGGCAAAACTTTCCCCCGCATTATGCCATAAAACCGACAAAGCGGAAATATTCAAAATATTGAAGGACAACATCGACGATGCTTTGGCGGAGCTGTCGGATTTTGACAGACTTTTTATCGAAAGGGTGAGCGAAGGTGAAAACAGCGACCCGTGATTTGTTCAAAAGCATTTTTGCCGTGCTGATGCCGCCCCCCGCCATGACAATGGCGGAATGGGCGGACGAATACCGCCGTCTGTCGCAGAAATCCTCGGCCGAGCCGGGCCGGTGGAAAACAAGCCGCGCCCCTTACCAAAAAGACATAATGAATGCCATCTCGGATATGAATGTGCAAAAGGTCGTCGTCATGAGCGCGGCGCAGATAGGCAAAACGGACGGGTTCGTGCTCAACCCGATAGGCTACTATATGCACTACGACCCCAGTCCGATTTTGGTGATGCAGCCGAACGTCCAGCCGATGGCGGAATCTTTCAGCAAGGACAGGCTGACGCCGATGCTGCACGATACGCCTGTTTTGCGCGACAAAGTGAACTTCAAGACAAGGAACAGCGGGAACACGATCTTGCGAAAGGAATTTCCGGGCGGGCATATCACGATTGTCGGGGCGAACTCGCCGGCCGGGCTGCGGAGCCGCCCCATGCGGATTTTGCTCGCCGACGAAATAGACGGGTACCCGGTGACGGCCGGAAAAGAGGGCGACCCGCTCCTGCTCGCCTCAAAGCGTCTGGCCACTTTCTGGAACAAAAAAGAGGTATATATCTCGACGCCCACAATCAAAGGGACTTCCCGTATCGAGATCGAATTCGAACACAGCACACAGGAAATCTGGAATGTGCCCTGCCCCGATTGCGGCGGATTCCAGCCTCTGGAATGGGGGCAAGTCAAATTCAATAAGGAAAACCTCGACGGTATATGCTATGTCTGCGTAAAATGCGGCGTTGTCCACAGCGAGTTCGCCTGGAAGGAAAACTACGCAAACGGCAAATTCATCGCGAGGTTTCCCGGACGGCAGGTCCGCGGCTTTTATCTGAACGCGCTTGCGTCCATGTTCGTCGAATGGCGGGATATCGCGGAAAAGTTCCTTTTGGCGAACGAGGAAAAGAAAAAAGGGAACCTCGAGCCGCTCAAGGTCTGGACCAATACGGAGATGGGGCAGACATGGGAGGAGGACGGAAGCGAAATCGAAAACGAAACGCTTTACAATCGGCGCGAAAAATACAACTGCGAAGTGCCGGACGGCGTCATCTGCCTGACAGCCGGCATCGATACGCAGGACGACAGGTTTGAAGTCGAGGTTGTCGGCTGGGGGGAAGGAAAAGAAAGCTGGGGCATAAAATACCAAATCATATACGGGGATCTGAAACAGGAAAAGGTTTGGTCGGAGCTGGACGAGTTTCTCAACCAGACGTTCACCCGCGCGGACGGCGCGAAGCTCAAAATCGCCCTGGCCTGCATCGATGCCCAGGGGCATTTTTTCAACCAGGTCTGCAAGTTCTGCAAACCGCGTTATTCCCGCGGCATCCTCGCCATAAGGGGGAAGGGTGGTTTGGATGTCCCGTATATACCGCGCCCCTCGAAGAACAACAGGGCGCAGACGCCGCTTTTCACCCTGGGAGTCGATACGGGGAAGGCTCTGCTGTACCAAAGTTTGCTTGTCGAAGAAGAAGGGGCGAACTACTGCCATTTCCCAAAGGAAAAAGACAGGGGCTACGACGAAAACTATTTTAAGGGGCTGACATCCGAAAGGCTGGTCCTGACGTACAAAAAAGGCAAGGCGCAGCATGTGTGGCGGCTGAAGGACAACGGCTACAAACGCAACGAGCCGCTGGACTGCCGGAACTATGCGCAGGCCGCGCTCGAAATATCGTGCGTCGTTTTGAAAAATATCGATAAAAATAACATTGACGGGACGGATGCGCCCGGCGCGGCCACATCTAAAAAACGCGGGCGGCGTTTGCGGTCGGGGGGGATTATGTAAATGGCGGGGATTTCAATGCAGACGGCGCGGGAGCATCTGGAGCTTTGGCTCGAGGCGGAGGCCGCGGTGGCGACAAGCCAGAGCTACCAGATCGGCGGGCGCATGCTTACGAGGGCGAACCTCCGGGAGATCCGCAACGAGATCGTGTTTTGGCAGAATCAGGTGGCAAGGCTTGAAAATATGGAGGGCCGCAGGGGGCGGAACCGCGTCACGCGGGTCGTCCCGCGAGATCTGTAGAGTTTGTGAAGGTGGGTGGTTTTATTGAATTTGTTCGACAGGGTTATCGCCGCCGTTTTCCCGGAAGCGGGGTTGAGGAGGTCCGCCGCGCGCAGGCGCTTGAAGATAATGAACAGCGGCTACAGCAATTACGGGGCTTCGCATACAAAAAAATCGTTGCTGGGCTGGATTTACAGGGGCGGAAGCGCGACCGAGGATATACAGGACAACCTCCCGACGCTTCGGCAGCGTTCCCGCGACCTGTACATGGGTGTCCCGCTGGCGACCGGGGCCGTCAAGACGATGCGGACAAATGTCGTCGGCTCGGGGCTTGTCCTGAAAAGCCAGATCGACTATGAGTTTTTGGGGCTTTCGGAGGACCGGTCGCAGGAAATCGAGGCCGATATGGAACGCGAGTTCGCCCTTTGGGCGGAGTCGGAGGCGTGCGACATAGAGCGGCTCGACAATTTCTACGAGCTTCAGCAGCTTGTGTTCATAAACTGGCTTCTGTCCGGCGATGTCATCGCATTGCTGCCTACCACGCAGCGGGTGGATATGCCCTACGATCTGCGGATCCTGTTGGTCGAGGCGGACAGGCTCTATACCCCGTATGACAGGGAAGCGGACAAAAACATCATCGGCGGCATCGAAACGAACAAGGCCGGGGAGGTCACGGCGTATTATATCGCGGATTCGCACCCGCTGTCGGGCGGTTTCGGGGCGGAGGCGGGATACAGGCGCATCGAGGCGTTCGGGGCGAAAACGGGGCGGCGCAATGTGCTCCATATAATGAACCGCGAGCGGATCGGGCAGCGGCGCGGCGTCCCGTTCCTCGCGCCCGTGATCGAGTCATTCAAGCAGCTTGGCCGCTATACGGATGCGGAGCTCGTCGCGGCGGTGGTCAACGGTCTGTTCACCGTGTTCATCGAGCGCGATGGGGTCGGCGACGACCCCGCGATCGGCGAGGTCATCCAAAAGGGCGAGCAGGTCGATGCGGGGGACGACAATTCGCTCGAGCTCGCGCCCGGCGCAATCCTCGAACTGAACGAGGGCGAAAAGGCCCATTCGGAAAACCCGGGCAGGCCCAACGCGAATTTCGACACTTTCGTGATGGCGGTGTGCCGCCAGGTCGGTTCGGCGCTGGAAATCCCCTACGAGCTGCTCACGAAGCATTTCAACGCTTCCTACAGCGCGTCGAGGGGTGCGCTCCTCGAGGCGTGGAAGTGTTTCCGGATGTACCGGAAGTGGCTCGCGGACGATTTCTGCCAGCCGATATACGAGGAATGGCTCGCCGAGGCGGTCGCCAAAGGGCGCGTCGGCGCCCCCGGGTTTTTCAGCGACCCTATTATACGGAAGGCGTACAGCGGCGCGGAGTGGAACGGCCCCGCGCAGGGGCTCCTCAATCCCGTGCAGGAGATCACGGCGGCCGAAAGGCGCATCGAAAACGGCCTTTCGACGCGCGACCGGGAGGCGCAGGAGCAAAACGGGAGCGATTTCTACAAAAATGTGAAACAGCGGAAACGCGAGGAGAAACTTATGGAGGAGGTCAGGGAAATTGACAAAAAGCATTAGCGTCCCGGTAAGCCGCATGGCTTGGAATTTTACCCGGTTGAACAACGACACGACCGAAATTTATATCTACGACGTAATATCGGACAA